AAGTCGTTTTTATTTGTTTTAAATGCTTTTGATAATATATCAATTCCGCCTTTAATATTTCCACCTACCATTGCTTGAGCTGCCGAACCTGCGTCAGCCGCTTGTAAAAATGCGAGACCTGCTCCAGTCTCCAAAAGATTTATTGAAAAACTACGTTTTCTTCGTGCTCTCCTAACTTTCCGTCTTGCTACCATTATTTCTCCATTGTGGGGCGGCCATCGAGACGCCCGACATACTCAGATATGCGTATCTACTTAAATCTGCTTACTTCTCGAGCATATAGGTGATTACCTGGGTTTTATCATCACCACAGAGGATACAAGTCCATTTTTTACCGTCTTTCTGCTCAAATTCCTTATATTCAACACATGTGGTACAGTAAGTAATAGGGCCGTGCCTCTGTTCTTCTTTCTTCTGGTCCGCAAGCATCGCCCTGCGCAATAAACGATTAATAAATTTGGATGCTTTAATCTTTTGTTCGTTGCATTTTTTCTCCATATACAATAACTCTGAGAGTCCCAACGTGAATGACTTGCTTGCTACAAACTCTTTCTTTCTACCCATTTGTCACCCTTACTAATCTTAATTTTTTTATAGCTCTTTTTCTTTCTTTATGAGCATTTGTTATTGGGCTATATTTACATTTAGGATTTTTACAAGTAGAATATCCAATAGTTCTGCCGCATCTTTTACACTTCATAATTCAATCTCCAATGGGAAAGCGATCTCTTTCAATCTCTTCTCTACTTTCTTGGATGGGCTCGCCTGCATTAATGCCGACAGTGCTAACGTCTCAACTATTCTATCTAAATGTTTTTCTGTTCCGAAATTCATTGTCTCACCATACCTACAGACAGAAGCTAGTATAAAACAATTTAATATTTTATAAATAATGAAAATGTAAAAACCAAAATAAATAAAAATAACTCAATTTAACTTTAATTAATAGTAGTATTAATATATTATTACTATTTTAGCCCTAACTTTTCGCTCTTTTGGGGCTCATTACTGGGGGTGTTTTGGCTCTCTGAGCCCATTAAACCCCCTATTCCGCCTCTTTTCATAAGGTATTCAGCCACAAATCCAAGGATTGGATTATCCCTAGTTACTGCTTTGATTGTGGCTTGGCCTGTGGATTGGTCTAATTTTTTACTGGCCGCACCCAGGGAACCAAAAAAAGAAGATTGGAACGCTTCCAGTTTTTCGTGCATCCTTTCATCTATTTCATTTACAATAGGATCTAAAGCCTCAAGTAACATTTCGTCAGATTCTGGACTCCTGATATATTCTATCCAGGCGTCGCGACTCAATCCTGCGATAAAATGAGACAAGAAAAAATAAAAAAAACTCCAGAAAACGGCAAGTCCTATCAATTCGATGGCTGTAATTTGCATGACTACCGACCTTTAGGTATTACTAAGCAAGACCACAGACCTGATAACGGTTCTTTGTAGGCATAACGTCCAGGACCGCATATTGGTTTTAAAGGTACGTTAGTTGGAATTTCATCACCATTGGGAGCAGGGGGGCCAATCGGTGAGACCGCGACCCCTGCATCCTGTAAAAGTTTCAATAATACAATTAATGGTCCAAGATTCATATTCCGTATTTCTCCTTTGTTTCTGAATAAACGCTGTTACCGTTCTTCCTGAAAAAGTCTACCAATAATTGACCCCCTCCTCCAAGTAGGGCCGAATCACGCACACCCTTCTTGACTTTCTCCCATTCTACGTCAGGGATTAAAGTTCCAGCTTCGGCAAGAAGTTCTCTAATGAAATCTAATAATAAGGGCGTTAACGCTACAAGAGCGGCCCCTCCAATTAACAGTGGTGTATTTTCATTTCCTAAAAATGAGCTTACATTCTTGCCACGCCTTTCATGGCCAAAGTATTCATCTACGGCTTGTTTCTGTAGCGCTGTAACCTTCTTTAGTTCAAACCCGTCAGGAATCAATGAAAAGGGCATTATGTTGTCATCCTAATCCCTTCAAGCACTGCAACCGCAGCTAGGAGGAATCTAACCAGGAGCTGTTCCCAGTTGTAATCTTCGTACATTCACTTCAACCGCTTTAGGACAGCCTGGCAATTCTTGTGAACTTCTAATAATTTGTTAACACTCATACCAACATGACTATCTACATGCCCAAGTTTATCAGTCATTAAATCATAGAAACCAGTGCAGATTGATTTGTACTTACGTTTTACCTGGGCTTTAGTTAGTTTCTTCTTAGGCATTATACTAACCTCATAAATGCACTTTCAATATCAGAAGAACCACCACTGTTATTAGTAATCTTAAACTGTAATAACTTTTGGTACTCTACACCTGCTCTTTGAATTAGAAATATATTCCAGACATCGGCGGTCAGGGCTTCGGCACTATCATTTAACACATCCTGAGCAGTTGTTGTTAATCCTTCCGAAAAAAAGCGGAGGGTAATTGCAGCATTAACAGGGCTAAGATTCGCAAAACTATTGGTGTCAGGTCCCATTACTGCCGTTATTGCGTAGTTACCTCCATTACTAGGTCTAATAGCTATGAATAAATATCTATATCCTGTCATATCTAAAGGCCATGTCCCATCACCCCTAACCGAGGGCGTTAAGATCGCTGCACCGTTGGCTATTCCTAGGTCAGTGTGGAAAGCAATAAAGTCCTTATCATCACTCTTGGCTCCTTTCCAGTCTCCCTTCTCATCTACAAAACCAGTATCCAGGACAGGTTGAACGTATTGTGGAACTTCAATCGTACCGTCTACTGTTGCGGACTCGATGCCCGCCTCTCTTGCAAGAGACCAAGGCGCTAGCCCTTTTCTATTGCGAACCATGTTAACTTACTGGAATACTAAGGTAATTGCTGCTTGGGCTGAACCAACATCGACGTCCATTGCAACTGCAATAGACACCTGATTAGAACCGACCACAGAAATAGATGTATCCAAGGTCATAGGGAGATTAGTCATCCCGTTTGATGCTGGTGTACCATCTACGCCCTGGGAACCTATTACTAGTGTCTCTTGGCCGCTAGAAAGTCCATCCCCTGAAAGCTGACACGCGAATGTCGCGGCCCCATTACTTGCGCTATCTGTACTGATAGTTGCAATCATGCCCACAATCGAGGTTGCCGAAGCGGGAACCTGAACTGATGCAGTTGTCGATTGACCGTACAACGAACCGAGCGACGTAAATGTATCAGCCGCCGTTATTGCTCCTTCTCTTGTTCTATAGAATGCCATTTTTATTTCTCCTTATGTGCGTAGTTTCAATGGGCCTACACTACCCAATACTTTGCTTCCACCCATGCTGCTAAGAACTAACTTAGCTGCCAGGGTTCCGACTCCTATCTTAATGAAGTCGTTTTTATTTGTTTTAAATGCTTTTGATAATATATCAATTCCGCCTTTAATATTTCCACCTACCATTGCTTGAGCTGCCGAACCTGCGTCAGCCGCTTGTAAAAATGCGAGACCTGCTCCAGTCTCCAAAAGATTTATT